GTAGTCATTGATTGTGATACCTGGAGTTGTTCTAATCTTGATGTTATCGCCATAAGATTTAATAAGACCTTCGTATTCTGTAGATGTAATTGCTGCTACTGTAGATGTCTTATAATATTGTTCAATTAGCTTACCAGCCCAAAGCTCTGGGACGTAACCAACTGTTCCTGCTGAATTGTAATCTACTGGGTATGCACCACCTGAAATCCAATCCGCTGCACTTCTTACTAAACCTGCCATGATATATTATCCTTTTTAAAATATAAAATAAAAATATACAGCAGACATATTGTTATCTAGCTTTCATTGCTTCATATATCTCTGCTTCAATTCTATTCTTTTCAGCATCGGTATATTTACCAAGTCCAGAGTCTTTATAAAATTCCTGCATAGATTGCAAATCCCATGTCCTACCTTGTTTAGGTGTAAGGTTTGAGGGGTCTGAAGTCTTTGTTTCAGGAACTTGTTGTAACTCCCTAGTGTCAACTGTCTTCTGTAGTTCTCTATAGTCTTTATAGAATGACACAACCCTTGCAACATCTTTGCTTGCTTGAGCTGATTTAAGTGCTTCCATACGAACGTTTCCATATTCATCAAGACCATTAAGCCAATCAGAAAAGTCAGCAGAGGTATCAATAGTTTCAAAATCATCACCAACAGCACTCTTTATTCTTTGTTTCAAGTCACTGTGTTGAGTCTTTAAACTACTATCAACTCTTTCTTGTCGAGCCATAGCTAGTTCATTCTTTAAAAAACTAACTTCATCAGACAAACTAGATGTTCTATTATCTAACATTTCATTAAAAACATTTAACTCTTCAGGAGTAAATGCCTCTAATGCTTCCTTTGAAAACTTAGGTTGTTCAACCTTCACTTTCTCCAGTTGTTTCTCTAATTGGTTTGCTCGAGTTGCTTCCTGTCTTAAACTATCTATCTCAAGCCTTTGCTCATGAAGAGTCCTATCAGTACTAGCTTTATAGTTTTTAAAGCGTTTCTCNTAATCTTCCTGANGCTTGGTNTNTTCTACCTGACCTTCAACAATGGTTTCTTCATCAGAAGATTGTTGGTCTGTATCTTCAACCTTATCAGCTTGTTTATAAAAATTGTCTAATTCTTCAGATGTTCTTTGTACTGCACTTGGTAATGTCATCTTGTTTTATATCCTTGTATTGAGATAATAACTAACACTGATTCCGTAGAGGGCGTTAGTGCTTATGGTTCTTTAAGGGGTTGTTGGTTAATAGGTAATGTGATTTACACGGATTCTATACTATGTAAGACATCTTCGATTTCTTTAGCTTGTCCTGAAACCCTTAGTAACCTATTTGGCTCTATTTGGTTTCTGGATAGCTTGTCTAAATACTGTAACTCTTTTTCAAGTTCACCAAGAAAGACTATAAACTCTTGATTGTTCTTTAAAATCTTTACAGCATTAAGACCTTGCTCACTGAGTTTCAAGACATACCCATCATTGATTCAAGGGAATGTTCTTCAGCTTCAGTTATTCCGTTATAGTAATCAGCACTTGCTTGTCCTGTTTTCTTATCAGGGTCAGCAGGGGCTGGCTTCTGAGAGTTGGTCATTGCATTGTTGTATGCAGCGTACTGATGCTCCATCGGATGCTCACACTCATTATCTGACATAACATACATACCAACTTTCATTAGATTACTCCTGAGATTCATAATAGTTCAGATTATATTCTATCTATGAAGAGTTTGTCAAACTTACATAACATCAGTTGTGCCTATAGCTTCTTTCTGTGAGGCATTCTTAAGCTTCTCTGCTGTTAATTTAGTATCATTGGATTGTTTTGCTCTCTCATTGGCATTGATTCCTTGGAGAGCAGTGACCTTTAACTGTTGGTCTGCATTCTGTTTAGCTAACATGACAGCTACCTCATGCTCCATCTTCTTAGCTTGCAAATCCATCTGTGCTATCTGCATGCGAACCTCACGTTCAGCAGCAGAATTCTTATCCTCAAGAGCTTGGTCTTTAAGTCTTGATTGCATCCGAAGCTGTTCTATCTGTAACTTAACTTCATCAGGAGTTGGAGGTGGTTGTTGTTGAGCCTGTTGTTCCATACGTTCTTTAAGTTCTTCTTTTGTAGGTACTAGGTCAGGCATATCATTGTTCTTAGCTATCCTACCAAGAATAGCAGCAACACCTTCCATACCAATCAATTCAGAACCTGGTCCTGTTGCAACACTGTTTAATAATTCAATAGATTGTTGATTATCTACAGCCTTAGCAACAGAGCTACTTGCACCTTTAGCTACAACTTGGAAGTCACCTTTAACTTCATCATTGTCAGAATAAATCATATTAGTATAATACTGGTCTTTAATTCTTTTGGTTACAACATCACGCTCAATATTAGATACAGCCATACGTATTGGTTTACTTGCATTCTCTATCTCACTAGCTACACCAGAAGCTGTGTGGTCTCCAGAACCTAAACGACTTGTTGCACCATCTAATGCACCCCTTGGGATACCACTGATAGCATAAGCCTCATTCATATAGTATTGATATACGTTAAGAAGATTAGATGAATTATCGTTTGGTTGAAAGAAACTGATAGGAGGAACATTAGCACCTGTTGGGTCACTTGTCATTTGGTATTGTTTCCAAGGATAGAAAGCACCAAGTGTTTCTCCTTGTGGTAATCTATCAATTAGGATATAACTCATAGGACCACTTGCAATACCCATGTTATTACTCAAGGCTCTAGCTGTAGCATTAACCAATCTAGCATGTGGTTTAACAAGCATACCAACTGACTTACCCCAGATAGAACCTGGGACTTTTCTATATGAACTACTGTAGTACTTTCTATGACCAAGAGGGTCTAGGTTAGGGGCAACCTTAACAATATTAGTTCCAATAAGTATTGCTTCAATCTCAACAGAGGCATCCTCGTCAAGACTTTCTACCCATTTCCATTTACTATCTTCTGCATTTTCAGTAGCTTTAACCCATTCTTTTAAGTCTGTAACTTCAACAGGACCAAAGAACCTCAGAGCTGTAATCATATTATCTTCTGTTTGTAATCCAGTTGAGTGCCCTTCATTATATCTACGGTTACTATCAACCGTTGTTTGCCATTCACTTAAACCAGTACCATCATAGTTCTTTAATACCTCTCTGATATTAGTTTCTGAATATCCAGGTACACCTATAGAATCATATAAACTTTTCCTAGAAAGTTTCATACGTTCTATCAAAGAACCATTGTTCATATCTGTTTGTTCTGGACTAGGAAAGATATCAAAAGGACTTACTCTTTCATCAACAGCTACTAAATCTTCTTTAGCTACAAGTGATAACCTAGAACCCTCTTGGGTAGTGACCATCTTTTTTCTTTTCTTGTATGTTGTCTTCATAAAAGCAGTAGGGAATACACATAGGTCATATACAAATTCACTAAGAGTATCTTTATATCCAGAATCTACAAGTTGGTCAGCAATCAATGTAGACATTCTACCACATCTCTTAACTGCCTCTTCCTTAATAACTTCAAGCTTCTCTTTAGTTATACCCTTCTTAATATCTTCTGTTTCAGAAGGCTTCATGGGTTCACCTGTTGGTCCTAATGGAATACCATCAGGGGTTTTAGGTACATCAGGCCTTGCTAGATTATCAACAATTGAATCCATAACCTGTTGTCGTAGGTCATCAGGGAGTTCAGGAAGTGGGGTAGGTTCAATAGTCCATCCAGATTCTAAGATACTATTAATCCAAGCAGTGCCCCCAGCTACTTGTTGGGAGACTAGAGGTATAAATAGTTTACTACCACCCATAGATTCTATCTCAGAGAGAGTTCTTGAATCATATGTGTTGTTCATGTATTCCAACATTGATTCCATTTCTCTTTCAATGTCAGTCTTATCTGTTTTATTTATATGAAACTGTTTAGAAACTCTAGCAACTAAACCTGTTAGTACCTCTGCTGTTTCATCAGGGTCTCCTTCTTTCTTTAAATCATTCCTGATGTCTCCTTCAGAATATTGTTTGTTTACTTGTTCTTCAGTAAGTTCTTCTAATACAGATAGTGCCATTTTATTTTCCCTTGTGGTTAGCTCCAAGCAGTAGCATTTGGTATTATTATTTTATGAGCAATTACTTTTCTCATTTGTTTCATTGATTGTTGGTAGAAGGTAACTGCTACAGCGTCAGCAATATCAGGACTCTCTAATCCTTGAGACTTCATGTGTACTTTAGATATTAATTGTATTTGTCATACGATTATTATATCCATAAGTCTGTTGTTTAAGTTGTTGAAGAAGGTCTCTATCAGGTGGTATCTCTACGTTACCATCTAACCAATCCCTCATGGAACCCCATATCTCACCTCTAGTGTTAGCATATGAGCGTTTGTCTACTGCACTAGTAGCAAAGTTTACTTCAGTAACAGGTAGTCCAATTTCCTTGAGTCTATCATAAACACCTGCTCCAAGTCCAGTTGCATCCACAAATATCTGGTCTGGCTTTTGATATCTATAAAGCTCTAATACCTTATTAGATAATTCCATTAAATCTTTATTTAAGTATCTACCTAATATTTGAAGTTTTGGTCCCTGTCTTCTAACAATTACAGATTCATCAGACCCACTTCTAGCTACATCAACCCCAAAGACAATGGGGTAGTTAGCAAACTCTGAAGGACTTAGGTTAGTTACAGATGCCTTATCTACTAAAGCTGTATTAATGAATTGGTCATCAGAGGCATTAGGAAACTTACCTAACCATCTGACTTTTACAATATCACTATCAATACCATAGTCATCTATAAATTGTTGTATCAATTCTTTATTAGTTAATAGACTATCTCTTCCATCAATATGAGTATTACCCCATCTATGTTTCTGACTATGGAAGCTATCAAAGAAAGGACCATGTGATTTAGTTGGATTACCTAGTGTTATCCACATAGCTCCTGGTGTACTCATTGCTCCATATATAGCTTCATAAATAGAATAATCAATAGCTGAAGCTTCATCAAATATAACTAGTACATGTTCAGCATGAGTACCAGCTATAGACTCTGGCTTCTGTGGGTTATTAACAATAGCATTAGTTACCCAATCCTTATTAGCTACATGTGTCATCTTAGTAGCAGTAAGTTCAAACCAATGTTTATTTATACTTAGATTAAGCCAAACAGATACTTCACGGAATGTCTTAGTATATAACTGACTTCCTGTATTAGCAGTTACAACTACATTAGCAAGATACCTAGTAGACATAAACCAAAGAATTAACCAAGCAGATAAAGCGGATTTACCTACACCATGAGAAGAAGCAATAGCTTCCCTGATGAGAGCAGCAGGGTTATCCTCTATCTGTTTTCCTAACTTAACTAAAAATTCAGTCTGCCATGTATCTGGCCCATCAAAGTCCTCTAGTATAGTACCCTTCTGTCCCCAAGGGAATACAAACATAACAAACCCCATAGGGTCGTTTCTATACTTACCTAAACTCTTAGTTAGTTTAGTTTCAAACTCTTCTTTAGTAATAGAATCATCAGACTCAACAGGGTCAGCAGAGGTATGGATAGCTCCTAGTGTTCCTTCAAAGTCTATCATTTAGATTCCTCTGGATGATTAGATTCATATAGACCTACAACAGCAGACTCTAATGCTTGTTTATCAACAGGTGTCTCTTCAGTAACAGTAGTTGTCTTCTTAAGAATAGCATCATCTAGGTTAGTCTTATCTACTTCAAGGTCAATGATAGTATTTAGTTCTGCTTTCTTAGTATCAACCTTACTAGACCTATTATAAGCTTCATTAAGTATCTTAGCATAGTCAACAGTGTTATCTATCTCTACCTTATTAGCTGCTCTAGCATCTACATCTATATGATGACTAATATCATTTAGTACCTTAGCAGCAACACCAAAGGACTTAGCCTTTCTTGATTCCATATAAAGATTTACTTGTTCATTAAGCAACCAAGTAGCATCAATAACAATCTTCTCTAAGCTATAACGCTTCAAATAGTTAACTAATGCTGTCATTCTAGGTGTCTTAGCCTTGTCTGCCTCAGCCCTGATGTTACTTCTTAAGTGAGATACAGTAAGTTTATCTCCTTTAATAATATGTTTGTTATAAGCAAAGACATATACCCATGAATAACCAGCTTTTACATAGGCTTCATCTAGGGTTAGGTCAGTAGTTGCTAGAATAGTAGCATAATTTAATTGTCTTTCATTAAAACCTACACGTTCATCATTGATTATGTAGTAATTCAAGTTATCAGAGTAACCAGAGTTACGATTACGTGGGGGTATCACCTTAATATTACAGAGTCTTTGGTAGTATTCTTTGCAATGATGAGATAAATGGTCAAAGACTACATCATCAGGGCTAGGGTAAGTGGTTTTTATAGGCTTCAGTGCTGCCATATCTCTCTCCTGTTGTAAACCAGTGGGTGTTTTTAATGGATAAAGTGTAGCCTAAGTACTATTTTATTGCAAATACAGCAGAGTACCCTATGATAACCGTACAGTTTTCAAATATGGTTATATTTTCCTTCAGGATTGTACAGAAACTGTACAGTTACAGTGAGGTATATCCACAGATTGTACAATCATTGTACAGTTGGGTATCAGTATGAAGCAGCAGGGACAAGATAACTGCTTGGTTTATAAGGAATTGGCATGTTTCTTTCCGAGGAGTCCAGAGGTTACAGAGTTGGGGTACCTGTGGGGGTCATCAAACCCCCCTGAGTCCCCCCTTGCCCCCAGAAAGTGACCCCCTCCCCCTCGCCCAGAGGTTTTACGGGGTATATTGCAATGCCTGGGGGGTGCTGTTTGTATAGAGGTTGTCCCAAGCAGAACACCGCAGGGACCTTGCTCTTTAACATATTGATGATATACCCACGCTTTAATCAGTGGGCACAACTTAGCATACATAACAAAGGATATGCAGGCGTATAGGTATGCCTTAGTAGTAGAGTTAACCCTAGTTGGATACTCGATGAAACGGTGGCTG